TTTCCTGTTCTCTTTGTTTTCGCTGTTCACTTTGTACCCTTTGTACGCCTCCGGCCTCTTAGTTCACTTCGACGTACTCCGGTTCCACTGACCATTCCTCGGCAGTCTCGCAGAGCGACGACCCGTCGTACACGTCGGCGTACGAGACACCGTCGTTACCGCTGACAATCGCAAGGCCGCAGAGGTCACCGCTGCCCAAATTGCCAGAACGGAGAACCAGCCGGAACCCGGAAGTGGCGGCGGGGTTGTAGTATCCGTCTGCGAACTTCGTGGTGCTGCCTCCACCGACCTCGGTGGGTGTCAGCTGGAGGAGGTTTACGGCCACCTTCGTGATGTAGTCCCATGCGGCAGATTCCTTGGCGGGGAGCGTTCCTCCCTCAATGAATCCGGTGAGGCTCTCTGCGATGCTGTACTCGTAGCTTCCGTTGACCTTGCAGATGTGCTGGGCGATGTAGTGCTTCTGGCTCTTGTCTGCTTGGCAGACCAGCAGCTCGTCCGTCATCATGCGCCACATGACGCCTCCGAGTCCGTTCTTCAAACCGAAGAAGTTGTGGCAGCTCATCGTCTGGAGAAGGTTGCCTTCTCCGTCGAGGACGTTGTAGCTGAAGTTGCCGACTGCGTCTCCCTGCTCGATGCCTGCGCTCATCGGAATGACGGGCTGGTATCCGAAGTTGGTGTTCCACCAGCCTCCGGCGTTCGTTGCGCCTACTCCGAGTCCTCCTTGGTACAGGCCGTTGGCATCCTTGTTGGGGTTGTAGTCTGCCTGCACGTTGAGGTTTCCGAATATGACGTAGAAGAGGAATGCCTTTGCTGCGTTCATTCGCATGGTGGATCCCGTCCATCCGTCGCCGTTGAGACGTGCTGCGTTGAGGAATGCCTGCGTCGTCATGTTGCTGGCGGGCTTGCCCAGAAGGGTGTTGTACGCTTCGTCTCTTGTTGCGTCGTTGCTACCGCCTCTGTAGTCCGTTCCGTTGTTGATGTAGCTGACCAGCTTTCCGGTGCTTCGCTCCATCGTTGCCCATCCTGCTGCGCTCTCGCTGGCGATGGGTATCTCGTAGTTGTACTCCCCGGGTATCTTGCCCAGCGAGATCATGATGGTGAGCTCGTTGCCCCATTGCTTGGCCACGAGGTACCATTTCTTGCCCCATCCCCACTGGTAGTGGCCGTCTGTGCCGTCCAGCTTGGCTGGGGTTCCGTCTTCGTACTTGTAGTGGTTGTTGGCCATCAGCTTCTTGCGGCTGTGGTCTGCCTTTACGATGTAGCAGCCGAGGCCGAGTTTCTCTGGGAGGCTCTGTCCGAACTGGAGGCTACCGATGTAATGGTCTGCCACTGGTGTGCTGTTCGCAAGGTTCCAGACCCTGCCAAAGAAGGGGACGCCTGCAGACTGGGCGAGTGCGTCGATCTGCTGTCGTGCCTCTTCGTCGCAGCAATAAACGGGTACGCCTTGGAACATGCCACCCTTGAATTCTTTCTTGTTACTCATTGCTTCTCCTTATTTTTGTTTGTTGTCTTGTTATTCAGACATGACGATCATCTGGGTGTTCTCGTCGTATCGGTATTTTGATGTCGCCGGGAAGACGATCATCTGGGTGCTCTCGTCGTAAGTCGGAGCCTGCATGCTGTCCATCTTCCGTTTGAGTGCCTTCGTCACTCTCTCAAGACTGAGGACGCTTGCTGCTTGTTGTGCTTCGTTTGCCATAAGTCTGAACCTTTGAAATGTTTAGAAGGATCCCGGGCGTTTCCCGGGATCCGGTGAGATGGTGTCGACGGTTAGTCTGTGCCGTTGATCCAGCTGTCGATGTCGCTTGTTGAGACATCGGTGACGGTGATGTCGTTCGGTGTGAGGTAACCGGACAGATCCTGCAAGCCCTGCATGGCGTCGAACTTGTAGACGGCGTCGGTCTTCTCGTACCAGCCCTCTGTTGAGGGGTTCTTCTCGCTGTAGCCAGCAGCAGTCTTGTCGACCTCAGTGCCGTTCTGATCGCTGTAGTAGGTCTTCTCGTTGTTGACCTCGGTGTCCACAGAAAGTGAGTAGCTCTCCGGTGAGGTCTCGATCACGCCGATGTTGGCTCCTGCTGGGAGTACCTTGGCTGTGTTCTCTACCCACATGCCCTTCGTCTCGTCGGTGATGGTGAGGTCGCTGGTGAGGTTGTAAACCTTACCCTCGTTGGACTTGATCAGCAGGCCAGCCACGATCTCGTTAGCGGCCTTGGTACCACCGGGCTTGTAGGTGCTGCTGATGGCAGCTGAGATCTTGCTGTCGCAGGTTGACTCTACCTGTGTTCCGGTCTGGAAGTTAGAGTCGTTGGTGATGTCGCTCACCTTGGTGGGGACGGTGATGTTCACCTTCTTGTTGGCGTCTGGGTTCACCTTCGTGCCGTTCACCTGTACTTCTTCGATGATGTTCGCCTGTGCCTTGGCGAGGTTGCGCAATGCCTTCACACCGTACTCGAAGCTCTGTACGGATACTGCGCTGATTGATTTCTGTGCCATTTTGTTGACTCCAAAAATTAAATTAAACAATTAGTTAACTAAAAATGAGCGTTGCTCGTTTCTTTTCTCTGTTGTGTCAGCCTTCCGCTTTGGTCGGCTGCTATGGGTTCTGCTCTCCGGCTGGCGGTACGGGGTCGTCGTCCCCGTTGATCCAGTCGTCGATGGTTTCCTCCGGGATGACCACTGGCGTGTCTATCCCTGCCTCCTCTATCGCATCCTGTACTTCGTCCTGTACTTTCTGCTGGATTTCTTCTTCCGAGTAGAGCTTCTTCCCTTCCTTCATCTGCTGGGAAACGACGGCCATGTCGTCGAGAAGGAGGTCTACCTCCTCTGCGCTCTCGGTGATCTTCTTTCCGATTCTCTTTCCTGCCATGTCATTCTTCGTTTTGCGGTTCATTGAACTTGTGTAAGAGGAAAGGCTGGCCGTCCCTGTCGAGGATCGGCTCTCCGTCCCTGTCGAGGAGGACGTACAGACCTTCGGCGTTCTTCACGTTCACGGCCTCGAACTGCACCCTGTGCTCCGTCTCCTGCTCGCACCAGCATGGCTTGAGCCTTGGCAGGCATTCGCTTCCGGTGTCGTAGAGGGGCTGGATGTCCGTCTGCTGGCTGTGGCCGCTCTCGAAGTCCCCGTCTGCTGGGTAGTAGGTCGTCTTGGCGTAGATCTTTCCGTCTTCTGCCCGGACGGTGATGTAGAAGTTCTCCTCGATATCTATGAGGCTCTCTTCTCTTCCCGTCTCTCCGACCTTCTGGCCGTAGCGGTTGAGGAACTCTACCTTCCAGTTGTGGATGGCCGGGTTGAAGTCCTCATCCAAGAATAGGATCTTGAACTTGAGGTCTGTGCCGGGGTAGGGTTTTGCTGTCTCTGCCATGCGTCGTCCCTCCTATGCGTTGTCGATCCATCCTGTGATGGTTTCCTCGCTGACGTTCTCGACTACCATCTCCTCGAGTGCCTTCTCTGCGGCCTGCTGGATGACGAGCTCCTTGTCGGCTTCCGTCATGCTGTCCCAATCGAGGCTGTCGCCCTTGGCGTAGACGTCTGTCTTGACGTAGGTTCCTCCGGTGAAGTCTTGGTTCGGCACGAAGTAGTACCACCAGTTGTCGTCCGGGTCTCCGTTTGGCAGGGTCTTTCCGACTCTTGGGGGGTTCTGTGCCATCAGTGCTGCGTAGGCTGCGGCTGTTGCTGCTGCGTTGCCTTTGAGCTCTGCTGCAGATCCCTGCTCTTGGGCTGTGTTGCCTTGTCGCTGGGCTGTGTTGCCCTGCCTTTCGGCTGTGCTTCCCTTCTCCTTGGCGGTCTCGCCTTCGTCGTAGGCGTGCTTGCCTCCTTCGGTGTTGCGTTGCCACCACTCCGAATTGTCGGCTGGCTCATGCCCTAAGTTTCCGGACTTCTTGGAAGTCCACGAATCGTGATCGTGCAGGACGGTTGCAAGGAATGAGTACTCTACGTTGTTCTTCCATGCTCCTTCCGGTGTCTGGCCGACCTTTCCCATCGGGATTTCAATTTGTTCGATCATGTTGCGTCCTTTTTTAATTTACTTGTAGTCTGATGATTGCGGTCATCATTCCCGTCGATTCCTTGAGCGTGTAGTTCACGTCGTTGTTGTTGGGCTTGACGGCGTATGCGATCATCGTTACCGGATCCACGTAGAAATGGGTGATGAGCATGGATGCCATGCGGTCATCCTCCCCTCTCTCGAATGTCTCCTGTCTCTCCAGTTCGTCAGCAACAAACAGATCCTGTCTGGCTTGTTCGTTGATCTCGAAGGTGTGCTGTCGTGCTGCCTCTGCATTCTGCCTTGCGGTTTCCTGCGTCTGCCTTGTCGTCTCAGCACTGATTCGTTCCTGCTCCTTTAGGTTCCTCTGGGTCTCTGCCTGCTGCCTCTGGGTCTCTGCAGTCTTCCTTGCGGACTCGTAGGATTCACGGCTGGTTTCAGCGTTCGCCCTTGCGGTCTCTGCTGTCGCCCGGCTGTTCTCTGCACTTGCCCTTGCGGTTTCGGCATTAGCCCTTGCGGTCTCTGCTGCGATGCGGTTTGTCTCGTTCGCTCTTCGGATCGTTTCCTGTGCCTCGCAGTCCTGTGTCATGCTCTGGCATGCTGCAGTAGCTGCTATCGCATCGTCCTTCGCCTTGGTCGCCTTCGCTGCCTCGCTGTTGGCGTTGGCTGCTGCTTGGATGGCCAGTTCCTTCTCTCTTGTGATGTCGATGACGGCCTGTGTCACCCGGTCTGCTGCCGTGTTCGCTGCTGCAGCAGCTGTGTTGGCGGCTGTGGCTGCGCTGTTGGCTGAGTTCGTAGCGGCGTTGGCGTTGGCTGTTGCCGTCTGGCATGCGTTTGTCGCTGTCTGGCACGCTGCCGTCGCTGCAGCACATTCGGCTGCGTTGTTGCTTGCGAGGTCTGCTGCCGTGTTTGCCGCTGCCGCTGCTCTCGTTGCCGCTGCCTTCTCAGCCGTGATGTCTGTGATGGCTTGGGTGACGAGTGCTGCAGCTGCATTGGCATTGGCGGCGGCTTGGTTCGCCGATATCGCTGCCTGCTGTGCGTCCCTTACCGCTGCGTCTGCGTTGGCCGAAAGGAGGGACAGGGGTGCGAGCACGGTCTTCTCGACTCCCCCGTTTATGTAAAGTGCCGTCAGCGAGTAGATTCCCTCGAGGCTGTTCACCTTTTCCACGGTGCTCAGCCTGTCGCTGTGCAGCTTCACGTATTCGAGAAAGCCGGGCAGAGCATAAGCCCAGAATTGCTCAAGCTCTGCTTGACTTGTCTGTATTGCACCTCCCATGCGTCGCTCCTCCGGTTAGTCTTCCAGTACCTGCTGGATCCAGTCCGGTGTGCTGCCGAAGATTGTTGCTGTCTCTTCTGCCGTCAGTTCGCTGTAAGGCTTGACGGTGGTGATGAGGTAGTTGCCCTTCGTCTCGAATGAGATGCTGCCTACCTCTGCTCCATTCTTCTCAACCTTTCCGTAGATTGTGGTACCGCTTGCGTTCGTGATCTTCGTGAAGGTCACTTGGGTGTCGCTGTTGATTACCTCCGGCTCGTAGGTGATCGTTGCATTCTCTGTCTTTTTCTCCATGACTTCAAAATTTTAAGAGTTTGACTTATTTGTTCTTGTTCTCGATGATGTCGTAAATCTGGCCGTATGCTCCGGCTGAGAGTGCCTCGGCTGCAATGTCCTTTAGCATCGTTCCTTCCTCGGTGGTTATCTCCACCTTCTCCGGGTTCTGCTTGATCTTCCGGAGGAGGCAGTAAGCCTTGTATTTCTGCTCCGGCGTCGCTGGTTGTCCCTTGATCTGCACGAGGTTGAAGAGCATGAAGCCCAGCCTCTCGCTGATCATCTGTTTTTGGTCGCCCACGAAGACTTCTTTTCCGTCTGCGTCGATGAATGCTTTGTTAAAATTTACTTTCATTGTCGTTCTTTTTATAGGGTTACTAATCCATGTGTGCCATGATGAATGCGTTGAAGTCCGTGCCGTCGTAGACGATCTGGTATATGACGGTGTCGCCCTGTGCCATCGCCAGTCCTTCGGTCATGTCCCTGTAGTCGTCCGGGTTGCGCATGTGGGGGCAGGTCGCTCCGTGCGATGAGTCCACGTATCCGTAGACCCGGTAGCCGTAGGTGTTCTTCTTTCCGATGATCTGCATCTCGAATGCGAACTTGGTGCTGCTGCCAATCCCGAGGAATTCCCGGCACATGCTCAATGTCGGCAGGTAGACCGTCGTGTATGATGAGTTGTTTGCGTAAACGTGGACGGTGAGTCCGTTCTCCGGGTTGATCGTGTTGCTCGATGATGTTGGCGTGAACTGGTTCAGCTTGAATCCCGTCACCGCTCCGTTGAGCACTCCGTTGCCCTCTCCGATGATTGCGTAGTTGTGGGTTCCGTTCTTCGCCTGCACGTAGAGGCAGATGTTCGTCTGGTACCATCCGTGGCTGTCCGTATTCTGGAATCTTCCGACGGCTGCTGAAAGTCCGGAGGTTGCCGGGAGGACGTTCGCTCCTATGGCCGCAAATCTTCCGTAGTAGTCGTTTCTGCAGATGATGTATGCCATGTTGCTGTTGCCTGTTCCGCTCACGATGTTGGTGAGGCCGTTGCCGTTCACCTTGAATCCTCCCATCGTCGTGGTTCCGTCCACGTCCACGCTGAAGCTGCTGTTGATGGTGGTGTATCCTTCCAGCTTGATTCGGCTTGCGTTGATCTGGATTGTCTCTGCGCTCTGGTTGATTGCGCTGATCACTCCGTTCTGCGAAACCTTCAGCGATATCTGCGTTGCCTGCTGGCTGATCTGGCTCTCTGCTGATGCGACCCTTCCGGTGAGTGTGTCGACGGTCTGGCTCTTTGCCCACAGCTTGTTTCCGTATGCGGTTATGACGGATCCTCCTGCGTTGCTAAGACTTCCGTCGCTGTTGAAGTTGGCCAGTACCGTGCTGATGTAGTTCTCGTTCTGGATGGTGTAACTGGCTGCGTATGCTATCTTGCTCGTGTCTTCCCAGACGTTGCGCTTCGCTGTCGACTCGTTGTTGTTGTCCGGGTGGACGATTCCGCTGTATCGGTATGTCTTCCCGTTCTCGACGTAGTACTGGTTGCCGAATGCGTCATAAACCGACACCGTGTTGTTGGCTCCGGTGTAAGTCCACATGGCACCGATGTGGTCTTTCTCCGTGTTCCTCGACCAGCTGTTCCACGGGTTGCTTGATTGTCGGTATGTCTCTGCCTTCGCAGCATCCTTTGCGAGGTTCTCTGCCTGCTGTCTCACCCATTCGACCCTTTCGTCGGTGTAGTCCTTCAGTGCCTGTTTGAGTGCTGCCCGGATTGCCTCGTTCGCCTCCTCGACTCTGGTGCTGAATGTTCCGATGGCTGTGGTGTAGTTGTCGAATGCCGTGTTGACGGCTGTCTCGTCATTCTTCGTCACCTTCGTCTTCGCCAGCACGGTGTTGATGGTGTTAACCAGTGTTGACCTGTATGCCTCCATCGAGTCGTATGCGCTCTTTAGGTTCGTCTTCGGTGTCCCGGTGAGGTAGCTGTTGCTGTAGAGGGTGTTGTAAGCCTTCTTCATCTCCTCTGCCTCGGTGTCGATGGTGTTGAGGTATGTCCGGATGGCTGCTTTCTCCGTGTCCGTCAGAATGCCGTCTGCGAAGGATCCGTCTATGTAGGTTCGCAGGGCTGTGGTTGCTGCCTTGGCGTCTGCTATCTCTCCGTTGACGATGCCTATCTGTGTCAGCGTGTCCTGCCAGTTCTTGGCGATGGCGTCGTTGGCTGACTTCATGATGGCGTTCTGGATTGCCTCGTTCGCCTCCTCGACCCGCTTGCTGAAGGTTCCGATGGCGTTGTTGAAGTTGTCGAATGCCGTGTTGACGGCTGCTATCTCGCTGGCTGTCGCCTTGCCGTCCACGATGGCGTTGCTGATGGCTGTGTAGAGGGCGTTGTATTTGTTGTCCACGTCCCGCTTTGCCGTGACGAGTGCGGTGTATTCGCTGCTGGTGGTGTCGAAGTAGACGTTGTTGATGATCTCCGTGTAGGCGTTGTCGATGTCCTTCTTCGTCCCGGCCATCGTCTTTAGGTATTTCTCGATGGCGATCTTCTCTGCCTCGTCGATGATTCCGTCTGCGAATGCCCCGTCAACGTATGCCTGCAGGTCTTGGGTTGCTTGGCTGGCGTTGTCGATGGCTGTGTTCGCTGCGTCGATCTGTGACTGCAGGCGGCTGATGTCTCCGTTTATCTTTACGGTGAGGTCGTCCCGGATGCCTATAACGTAGGTGTTGATCCCGTTTACCGTGATGTCGATCTCGCTCTTCGTGTAGTAATTCTTGTTGTTCTCCGTGATCTGTCCCTTCACGTATTGCTCTGCGTAAAGTTTCACGGCTGCGTCCCCGTCGCTGATAACGATTCCCAGCCTGCGTTCAAGGTCTGCCGTCTCCGTGTCAACGTAGAGGCGTATCTCCCTGTCGGCTGCTCTCAGCTCGATGCCGAGGTTCGTCACTCTCTGTTTGGTCGCATCGATGTTCTGGCCGAGGATCTGGACGTTCTCTGCTGTCTGGATGATCTGCGTGCTGACGGTCTTCTTGAATTCCTGCAGTGGCTTGTCCGTCACTGAAAGGTGGGCTACGTACATCTCTCCCGTGAAGTGGAGGTAGAAGTCTCCGAGGCTGTGCCATGTGCCTTCCCACTGGAGTGTCTGCCAGTCCTTCGACTTGCTGATTGTCATTCCTGCGGTGTATGGCAGGGTGTTCGTCTTCCCTTCTGGTGTCTGGCCGCTGTACTTGAATCCTATCGTGAGGCGTCCTTCCGTCTTCGGCAGGAGCTTGATGTTCAAGTATAGGGTGTCCTGCACCTCCTGCTCCTCGTTGCTGGTGTTCTGGCTTCCGCTCTGCGGTGCTACGTACTCCTTGTGTGTGCCGGGCTTGCGTATGAGCGAGTTGGCCTGCGTGATGCCTGTTGCCTGTATGTGGAGCATCTGCTTTCCGTCGTACTCCTCGACGTTCGCTCTCTTCGTGCCTGTGCTGACGACGGATCCGTTGAGGACGATTGGCTCTCCGTCTGTGTAGGTGAGCAGCTTCGTGTTCTCGTCGTTGTCCTTCGTCCAGCCTTCCATGTTCTCTCCGAAGGTGGCGTTCGTGAGGTAGTTCTCCTCTTCCGTCAGCTCGTATGTCTGCTTCTGGTACCGGGTACTGAACATGCCGTTGAGCATCTCGATCTTTGCGTCGAGGCTCTCGCCTGTCCTGCGAAGCCGGAAGTCTCCGACTGCGTATAGGTTCATCAGCATTTCGCCGAATCCCTGCAGCTGTCCGAATAACGGATTGTAGATGCCCGTGAGGTTTCCGATTCGTCCCTTCAGTGCCTCTTCCGGGTTCGTCTTCAATCCGTAGGCGATATCGATGTACGGGGTGGCGTTTCCGACGGTCATCACCTGTATGATGCCCTTGCGGTCTGCGTCCGTCTCGTTGTCCACTCTGACGAATGTGTCGCCCTTGGTTATGAGGTTTGCCGGGGTGTCTTCATTGCTGGTGACGAAGTTCTTGAACGTTACCCAATCGAGGCGGTTCTCTCCGTCGGCCATGTTTCCGATTCCTGCGCCTGTGATGACGCATTCGTAGTGCTTGGTGATGTAGTAGTTGTTGCTGCTGTCCGGCATGCCGTTGTACTGCTGCACCATGATGTAGTCGCCTACCCGGAATGGGTTGTAGAGTTTGCCGTCTCTCGTGTTGAGCCATACCTTGCCCGTCTCCGGGTCGTAGTGGTCTACCTCGAGCATGGCCGTGAAGATGCGGTTGTCGTTCTCTCCGAGCATCTGGGAAATGACGAAGGTGAAGACCCGGAGTGCTCCCCTCACGATGAGGTTGTCGAATTCTCCGGTGTATTTCGTCTCTTCCACTCCGAGGGCGTTCAGCACCTTCTCCTTGGTGATGCCCCAGCCCTTGCCCGTGAGGAATCCGGACACGAACTCTTCCGAGAACAGGTTCCCGTCGAATTCTGCCGTTCCCTTCACCTTCAGCTCTGCGAGTATGGCCTTGGCTCGTGTTATCAGCTCGTTCAGCTCTGCGTTGCCTTCCCCGTCGATGTATCCTCCCCGGAGTCCTTCTGCGAATGCTCCGAAGTAGGCACCCTTGAGGAGCTTGGCAATCTCCCGGCTGGTGAGTCCCTTGTTGAACGTGATATGGCCGAGGGCTGTGTCGTCGTTGACTCTGGAGAGCTTCTCCGAGATCTTCTTGTCGGTCTTCTTGCTCCCGCTGCCTCCGGCTGACTTGGCTATCTCGTTCTGGGTGTTTATGTAGATGACCTCCTCGATGTCGTTGGCCAGTGCCCCGTATGGGCTGTATGCCGATGCCTCGCCGATGGTGTACTCTGCTTGGTACGGGTCGTCGAGGTTCTTGCTCCATCCGATCACTCTGGTGGTTCGGCTGTAGTTGTCCTTCTCTTGGAAGTACTCGGGTGCGACGAGTGTCACCATCCGTCCGTATGCAAGGTCGATCTTCTTGTGCTCGCAGAGTACCGGGTTCGTGGTGGCCGTGTATGTTCCGTCGTCCTTGGCCAGCTCTACCATCTCCTCTTCCGCTCTTGTCTTCAGCTCGTTCTCTGCTGCTGCGATCAGCGTGTCGTCGATGAACGTCACGTCCATGTTGTACATGTAGAGGGTATCGCCGACCTCTGGCCTTGCGGTCTCGTTCGGCAGCTGGAGTGTGTAGGTCTCGTTGCGGACGATCTCGAATGTGCGGGTGTCGCCGGATGCTTCCGGGTCGAATGCCACCTCGAAGTCCATTCCGTTGAGTCTTCCGCTCTCGAAGTGGATGCTCAGCGGCTTGTTGTCGTCCGGGATGATGTAGCCCTTGTCGAAGGTGTATGCTGTTCCGTCCTGTAGTGTGGCCTTGAAGCGGTATGCCTTCCAGTGTGTGACGTTGCCCGTGTCCTCGTCTGTGTCCGTTGCGTCCACCTCCGTTACCTCCGTAATTGTGAGGAGGCATCGTGGGTAGATGTCCTCGTATTGGCGCACCACCTCGGTGATGTCGTCTTCCGGGAGGTTCGGCTCGCTGTCGATGTAAGGTGTGCCTATCGGCAGCTTGAGTGTCGTCTGGGCTATGCCCTGTATGGCGATATCGGTGTCCCCGTCGATGGGGTGGGTGTAGATGCGGTTGATGTACGCCAGTGCTATGTGGTAGAGCATGCAGTTTCCCGGGCTGACGGTTCCCCTGTCCTTGCGGCGGTAGATGTCCTTGCCGTCGAGGATCGGGTTGTTGTCTTCGTCGTAAAGGATGCCCATTCCCTCGAATGGCACCTGTACCCCGTTGGTTGCAATCCGGCTCTTGTCCGTGATGGCCATCTTCGGGATCTCGATGTCCGAGAACGTGAAGCCCTGCCAGCTCTCTCGTGTCCAGTTGGTTATCTGGCATGTGCTCTGGCTCGTCTGTTCGTCTTCGCTGCTTCCGATGATGAACTGGATCTTGTCGGCTCCGCTGTATCCGCTGCTTCCGACGAGCATGCCGAGGTCTATCTCGAAGACGGGGCTTAGCCAAGTGT